ATGAGACTAACTGTACCTGAAATCGATTGTAGCGAAGGATTTACCCCCGAAAATGATATTTTCAATAGGAAACAGTTCAGCATCCAGTTAGAAAATATAATTGAAAATAGTGACGATGATAACCTTGTCATCGCTTTAAATGATAAGTGGGGTAATGGAAAGACCACATTTCTAAAAATGTGGGAGGCCGAAATAGCTAAGAGTAATAATTTAAGCGTTGTATACTTTGATGCTTTTCAAAATGACTTTCAAACAGATCCTTTTATAGCAATAGCATCGCATATATATGCTAAAATCGATGATGAAGACGCAAAGAAAAAGTATCTCGCCGCAACCAAAAAAGTAGCATCTGTACTATTAAAAACGACACTAAAAGTAGGTGTAAGTGCATTGACACTTGGAGTTGTAAAAGGTTCTGATCTCGAAGGTGTAGGTAGTGAGATCAGCTCTGCCATTAATGATCCTTTAGAAAGTTACATCGAAGAAAAAATAACACAACTTGATAAAGAAAATAATACACTTGAGCACTTCCGCTGTACACTTAGTGAGATCGCCGCAGAAAAAAAACTGGTCTTCATAATTGACGAATTAGACCGTGCAAGACCTAACTACTCACTTGAACTACTTGAAAGAATTAAACATGTATTTAATACAAAGAATATATTCTTCGTTCTTTCCACAGACAAAGAACAATTCATGAAAGTCATACAAAAAACTTATGGCTCAATAGATGCAAACATGTATTTAAATAAATTTGTTCATTTATGGATGAGTCTGCCCAAAAATGACAGTCCTGAAAGAAAATCGTATGTTCTTTCAAAATATATAAATTACATTAACAAGAGAATCTTAAGCAGAGATTTAAATCTTCAGTCATCACTGGACGTTTTGTCATACTTACTGAGGGTTAATAAATTTAGTTTACGAGATGCAGAGCGATGTTATTCTCTTTTACTACTGTGCAATGCAAATGTTGCTAATGGTTTCAAATGGGAATATCAGGTTGGTATTGCAATCGCCGTGTTTCTTAAACTCAAAGATGAAACTATTCTTACAAAAATAAAAGAAAGATTAATTACTAAAGAACAACTCATGGAAGAGTTAGGCGTTACGCAACTACCTGAAGAGGAAAGCTATCATATTCTTTTAGCATTGAACACTGAGTATCTAACACGCGAAGGTTATGCCAAAGCATTGAGAGATGGTGATCAAATGATCTTTCGCGATGGTTTTGGTCAGCAACCATTGACCATAACTCATGCGATTGAGCTTATTTATAACTTTCAATAAGATTTAATCATTTAACTACCCCCAATCAATATTATCAGTACTTTCCATATCTCATCAAGTGGAACTATGGGAAGTACTACACCACATAAGGCCAGTACTGGCACAATGACGTAGTTCCATAGAATGATGAACGTCAGTACCCAGCCTAAACCCTGTCGCCACGTGAAGCCCTTACGTGTTTCTTCAAGTGTGATCTCGTTCTGCTCGTGACTGTTCTGTGCGTCCAGTTCCTGTTTGCTTTGTTCTTTTTTCTGGAAGAAACCCAATCCAGTTTTGATTAAATCAATTATCATTCCAATCATTCAATAATCCCCACACAATATCCCCAAAAGTGCTTTCCTTTTACAAATAATTTCTTACTTTCGATTAAGTACACATTCATTTCATCACCCTGTAGTGACCATGTGAGTACTTCACCATCTTTAAAACGTTGCTTTGTCTCGTAGCAGACATTCATAAAGCACTCAATCTGTATATCTGCTTTCTTCAATTGCTTTTGGAACTTCTTCCCGAGAAAGCACTTATTGATTGGCATACTATTACCATCTGGCGTAGTACCATTTAGTGTTATCTCACCCGTAAGTTCACCATAGTGTTCTTCAAAATTCATATTATCCCTTTTTTATAACAAACGATCCCTGTATACCTGCAATAACAAGTCTTGCCCCCTTTTCTGCTTCTGCATAGAAGTCATAAATGATTTTACGTTTCTTACTTTCACGTAATCCAATTACTCGCTTTTCTTTTTTCTTCTGGCTGGTATCAATTAATCGCTCCTTACCATTCTTCCCTGTAATGACCTTATAACGCCCATTTGATAGATTACGTTTCAGTCCTGCAATGTTACCAAACCGATCAAGACGTGCTTTACTCGTTGGTACAAACTTATCAATGGCCTTTTCCTCAACGAGTACGTCATATAAGTACTTCGCTTGTAGATCCTTCACGAGAATGGTACTGCGAACACCATTACCAACTTTCTTGTACATAAAGAGAATGGAACGCTGAGTGAAAGGTACTGCTCCTTTATCGACGGCATTGTTTAAGTCCATTTGCATTTTGGCTGATAACGCTCTTGACCTTTTGATTATTTCGTTCTGAAAGTCACGTCCAAGACGTTGACCCGTTGTATTAAGATAGGTTGTTGCGTTATTCAGTCCTGTTATTCTGCCTCTAATCATATTTACCTCACGCCCAACATTTCAATCAAACTCTGTAGCACCCGGAACAATTCAATTCGATTTTTTGGTAATCGGGATTTACACAGAATGGCTTTATTAAGATTATCGGGATGTAAACCGTAATAGCTAATCAATGCAGTTTCAATCAAAGTAGCTTCTGCATCTGTCTTAAAACAGTACAGAATCTTTTTTGAGTACTCCATACCTGAATCAATCATGGCATTTACACTTTTACTGCTGCCCGTATAATCCAGCCAGTTACTTTCCGTTGAAGTACTTTTAAGGTTTGAAATGTCTTTGATACCTTTATATATCTGCTTCTTCCCGAAGTAGTACTCTCCCGTTTCGGGAAATTCAATTAAGTACACAAATGAACAGTACAGACCTTCATTTACTTCCTTGATATCCCATTGTTCTGGATCGAACATCGTCCAGTTGTTATTAATTCTCATCACTAAATACCCATATGTAATTTATATAGGTATTTAGTGAATGGATTTAAAATGCAGACTTAAGGAATATGAAGGTACGATTGCCTATCAGACAAAATTGGGTTACTTCCGTAATGGAAAATTCTTCCCATACTCTGATTCATTGGGATTCAGAACTGTCGGGTATGGTCATTTAATCAAACCGGGAGAAAATTTCAGTACTGGATTATCCCCCAATGATGCAGAGGCTTTACTTGATAAGGATATTGCAGTTGCCCGAACTGGATTGAGTACATTACGTTTAGGTACTCTCCCTGCCGACATTGAGGACTATCTGGTCATCATGATTTTTCAGTTAGGGGTAAATGGCGTAAGTAAATTCAGAAAACTACTGGCAGCAGCAAAGGCGGGAGATCGTAATGGAATGCGGCGTGAGTCCGTTGATTCATTATGGTACAGGCAAACGCCAAACCGGGTAAGAGATATGAATAATCAATTAACATAACAAAGGGGCATTATGCCCCTTTTGTCTTTTCGAGAATTGTAAGAATACGCTCAATCTTCAAATCCAGTTGATGAATTTGATCTTCAAGATTACGTAATGTCTTCTTCATTTCATCCTGCTCTGTTTCGAGGCGGTTTATACTACTACTGTGTAGTTGTATCTTCGCTTCAATCTGCGAAACTCGCGTGAGCAAATCTTCAGTATCAGAAGAACTGTCACGGAATATCGTATAAAGAAAACCAAGGCCAGCGATAACAAGAGCAACAATAGTACCGAAATCCATACATTATGCCTTATTATTGTTATTATGAGTATTTATATCAATAGCCAGTGAAACTTGCTAAAGCAATTTGAAATCCGCTGTTCCCCATTGCCTGGCGATATGTCTTCTGGTTTTTATTCACATACTGTAAAGAGAATGAAGTACTGCTATTCCTTTTAATCAAAATGCCAGAATAGCCAACTGTACCACCATCATCGGATATGTTGCCCGGACACTGACTAATGCATATCCACGGATCGGCAAAACTCGTTGTAAGCGTCAAGGCAGTACCGAGATCATGAGAGGATGGCACGGTAAGAAAACCCTGAATACGTGGCATTGTACCCGCACTGGCAGCAGACCAGATCAATGTTCCGGCACTGTTATACACATCGAGATAGCCTGATGTAAGAGCCGTAGTATTACTGGAGAGCATGAACCGCCCTGAACCTGCCTCGAACATTGCCGAGCCGGGAAAGCAGTACTTTCCATTCGTCTGTAGCTGAAACCAGCGTAGCCCCGTATTGGGGAAGAAATTTAGGGGCAAATACCCCAGCGTACTCCCGTTACCAAAGGCACTGTTAATGAGATAGTAACCTGTGTCTGAGAGTGTACCCATTGCTTTAACTGAACTCATTACGACCGATTTATTATCGGAATCTATCGTAAGAGCACCTGCTGAATTGTAAACCTGAAAACCTGACATAGTGATCCTTACACGTCATATTTGTATATATCGAATGTTAATGTTTGGGCATAAACGCCACTCACTGGAAGATATTGAACGGTAAAAGTGTTAGTACCCGGAATACAGTAAAACTCATTCCAGTACTGACTCACTCGCATTACTGCTAACCAACCCGTAGGACGCATACCCGACCAGGCTACGCTCCATGATGTAGTACTACCAGCCGATACATTAAGGTTGACTGATCCCATATATCGCATGTTGTAATCACCAATATCGACAATTAATCGTCCAGACGCATCCCAGCATTGTAAACCCTGTGCCATTACCACAACCCCATTCTTACACGTAATTTATTATTGTTATCGTAGATCTGAATGAGGTTATTACTGATAATCATCTTACCTGTGCCACCAGATCCATTTATATAGAAAGTACCTGATTTATTTATCTGCCACCCCGTAGAGTTAGCAACATAGTTAGTACTTTGTATCGTGGCACCAATTTTCGCATTGGTAATTTCACCATCGATAATTTTTGCTGCATTAATACTGGCATTGGCAATTTTCGCATTTGTGATCGCTGCATCTGCGATGTAACCAGTACCGATACTTGCCGCCTGAATCATGGATGTTTTGATGTAAGTAGTACCATTCACGATTGAGAATGGAGCCGTACCGCCAACTGTCGCCGCACTACTGCCGCTGACAATAAATTTATCTGCTGCGAAATAGATAGCACTGTTATTACTCGTTCCCTGAGAAGCAACAAGACGGATACCCGCTACAGTACCGTTAGCATTGACGGACAATGAGTACTGGCTGTCTACAGTGCTTGCAGTTGCCTTTGTACTCATCTGCTGGTTAACCGTGGCAATCTGCCCGTTCACATCACTACGTAGCTGTATAACTGCCTGTGATTGTGCTGTGTCATTATCCGCTACCGTCTGATTCAGATTGGTTATGCTTGCCGTATTTCCGTCTACCGTGTTTTTCAATGTAGAGATTTGCGTATTGGTGTATTCATTCGATTCATTAACGGCGTTTTCAATTGTCTCATTCAGGCGGTCATCGAGATCAAGTATTCCATTGATCTGTTCTGCATCATCTTCCGTAAACTGGTATTTGCTATTAATACTGACAGTCTGCTCTGCTGAGTACTGAATATTGTCCTGTCCAAATACATCAAAAAATCCGACCTTAACTTTATATTCACCATCTGGAATATTAGGTATACTGTCAAATTCAGGTTTATTACTGGTGTATAGTTTAGTACTCGTACCATTAACAATACTCACTACTGCCCCGGCGTAATCTCTTTCAGTTGATGGAGTCCATGAGGCGAATAAGTTGCCAAAACCACCTGTGAACTGAACACCCTGCACTAATCCACATTGTTTATTCTCAACGGTGATTCGTACTTCCTGTGAATAAGTACCATTATTGAATCCCTGAGCAATAATGCCAATAGTAGGTTTACGTACTCTGAGTCGATTCATTTTAAGCATAAAGTTGAATGTATTGCTCTGCGTATAGAATGTATCGATTAAATCACTACCGTTATAGATATTAATGATGTAGTACTTGAAGTAATCAGAAAATGAACGACCATTAACGATTAAGTTCTTCTGATTATCCCAACGAATATTGAAATCAGCAGAATCAGTTTCATATTGTCCCACGGTGCGATTTGCCAGTAAGACACCAGTTACGGAAGGTAATGCAAAGTTATATGTCGGTACTAATCCCGTTAACGTTAGTCTGTTACTGGTAAGGCCGAGATTGTTATATGCCTCAACCCCAAAGTCATAAGCCGCCGTGTCTGAGAGGCCGAATAGTTCAAAGTCGGTTTTCTGCGTGTTAGTACTTCCCGCATATGTCCATGTACTGGAGCTGCTCAACTTATAGTAGATGTAATAGCCCCGTAGCCACGGATCTTGTGACGCATCCCATGTGAGATCGACAATAGAGCCGTTTGTGGTGTTACCTTTGCGTACTGCCTGTAGATTCGTGGGAGCCTTTACGCTCAGTTCGGGAAACTGGATTGAACCACCAGGCGACCAGATACCGGGATCTACGCCATCATACATCGCATCAGGGGCTTCAACTGCCGTGATCGTAACGTACCCAACGTTCTCCTGATCGGTTGCCACATCTTTTGACAGTACCTTAAACTTCCCTGAAATGTTCAGTTCGGTATTACTGACGGTGATAGCATCCCATACCTTCAGATCCCAGCCTTCACTTGTGGTGAAGGATACAGTTCGTAAGGCGTACTTAGCCTTGAGTACATCAACATTGACCATCTTCGCCAGTACATCAGCGTCATAGCACCATGAGTAATCACGGCTTAGGGTAATAACCTGCCCGTCACGCTGGATTGCCTCATCAATTGTAATATCGGAAGGAATGCGTAACACGTCAGTCGTGTACATACTGGCTGGATTGGTGTACTTCGCATCAACAGTATTGAAGTAGTCTGTGCCACCGCTGGTACTGATCTGTACTGCACCGAACATGTTATTTTCATTGAATGATGCAACTGAAAGCGTTTTACGATCCGTCGTAATACAGATTTGCCCTGCATGAACATACATAATACCGCCAAATACCTGACAGATATTTTCAATGTTTTCCTTATACGAGCGTTGATAACTAATTGAACCATTTGCGTAATACTCCATCTGGTCACAATACGCTGCGGTTTCAAGGAAGGTATCGAGATTAATTAATCCCGGTTCAATTCCCATCCCGTATGTTGTATTGGTCAGATAGTCGTAGATAATTGATGGTGGATTTGACGTCGCCAGTACTGACCCTGTTGCGAGGTCTAATATCCTCTGCCCTTTCATTTCAACAGTCATCGTGAACTGATCATTCACGAGTAGATTCTGTTCTAATGATTGTTGTGTTTTTTTGATAACCGCACTGACAGAAACAATGCCTTTGCCAAGAAATTTATTTGTCCACTTCGGCCCTGCGTATTGGCTGGCAAGGGATTTAGTACTGGTATAATCACCACCAAAGCGTACTTCCAGTTGTAGATATTCCTGATACTTACTGGCAATATTCGCCTTTGGTACAATACCATCCTGAGTTACCGGAACGGCTAATACTGGTTCATTATCAATATAAATCTGGTTTATATTCTTTTCAGTTCCCGCGTAACATATTGCCTGTTCGCTGAATAAGTACTGTGAATCACTGTTTGGGATGTTATACCATGAGACAATACTACCCGTGAGAATGAACGAACCGCCCGATACCCCATTTTTATGGGGGAGTTGCCCACCGTACAGTACTGGTAATCCAGTGGTAGGACTCGTTGACCTGCTGAGAGAATCCGTTACATCCCCATAACTCTGTACGCCAATCTGTCCCAGCATACTTGTTGCAACAAGGCTTGCAGCCCCTGCCGCTGCTCCCCAGCCAATCGCGGCTAATGCCGTACCGCCAGTGAAGTAAACCGCCAAAGCGACAATGACTGCCGTAATTATTGCTCCAAAGAAGCCCCCTAAACTTTTCCCCATTCCTTTTCTTTCCTTACTCTAAAATATCTTCCCTGTACCGGTTTTGGATGAAGTTCAAAGCCATCATGGCTTTCATTCACCCCAAGTACTCGACCTGATACAACCACTGCCATAATTAAGGGGTTATCGGGATCTAACCAGATATCTCCGTCTATAACGTGCTGTACCTCATCACAGTACTGTTCAACTATTTGACCCGTATGATCCCATCCTTCTTTTTTAAGTCCTGCTATGCCCTCTTTAACGCTCGTATAATTTCGATTTGCAAGGGTACTGCCAGTGAATAGATCAATAATGCGGAGTACTATCAAATTACAATCGTTATCACCATACTTATAAGGATTGTCGATTGAGTACTGAATTATTTTCATTAATTCATTATGCATCATTTGTATCTCCACGTTTGATCCTGATTCACCTGTCCTAATAAACTAAAGTATTCATCCCCTTTATAGAGAGATTGATATACTGAATTGGCGGCAATCAATGGCGGCTGTCTGTCCAGCTTTTTATAAATGCTGTTCACGTAAACTGTCATTTCATTCGTTTTTTCATTTGGATCGGCTACTGCCTGAATGTAATCAATAAACCCTGAGAACATCAGCATGGAGTACAATACAGTACTGTCATAGGGATTCAGGATAACGAGTGTAATATTCATTTGTGCATCTTTAAGGAAGCCCCCTAAAGCAAGTGCTCTTACACTCGTGTTCACATTACTAATTTTGAAGTTAATCGCATCGTTGTTGATCCCCTTCTGTTCGCTGAAAGAAGGCAATGAACCACTAATGATATCGGGAAAACTAATGTACTGGTTACCATTCAGATCAATATCAATAAGAGAATCAGTCCAGTGAAAACCGTTTGTACCTTTCGGGAGTACATCAAAACAGGTAACATGAACACCTAAACTCATTACGTCCATTACGCTGAGGCGTGTTTTAGTCGTGCCCCGAACTAACTTCCAGTACTTCAATAATGTTGCGTTAGTTAAAATACTTTCGTCCATTAGATAATATTCTCCGTTGCCTTTAATGTGATATTCATGATGTTGCCAACGGGCATTGTATAATCATTATCGGGATCTAATACTGCTTCAATTTGAATGTTGTTATAGATAATTGGTTCACTTGCCTGTACGGTATTTTGCAGTACAGGGAATACGGTTAATGAAGTACTGGTACGGTCAATAATTCTGTATATTTTTTTATGATTCGTGAATTGTATTAATTCACCAACTGCCATTGAATTATTATTAGTCGCGATTACCCTTGTACCCTTAGATGCGATTGACTGGCTTGTTAATGCCCCGCTCTGTACTCCCCTGTAAGTACCCATCAATCCGAGCGAGAATGTGAAGGATTTACCTTGAGAGTACTGAGCCAAAAAGTTTTGAACCTCTCCAATACTGGAAGGATTGAAACTTAACTGAAACTGAATCTCATAGTATTGAATGCCTGTACTTCTCATGATACGTTGACCTGTCCACGTTTGATTTGAGTAAACAGGTTCAGTACTTTTAATCTGGAAGTTTGTTATTTTTATTTGATTTGAAAAGGATGCCATTTTGATACCTCTAAGATCCTGTTATCGTATTTATATTAAATCGCCCGCAGTTAGATTTTTTTCTAATTTAAACTGGCAGGCCGCATCTGTAATAATGGCAATGCTATTGTTCATTGCCCAATTAGGTTACAACGGTTATGACAAAATACGAGATAGCTCTGATCAGGCTTACAAACTGAGAGTTTTACTTCTGAGTGAGATCAGTAATAATCTCTTAACTCTGTCAACAGGTGGTGATGAGTCTCATGCATTTGGCACAGTAGATATTTGCATTCCTCTTCCTGAAGATGACAAAGAAGCAGTTGATAAAATGGCACTCGTCGCCACTAATCTTCACGATGAAGTTTATTACTCACAATTAGATAAGTTATCGATCTTATCAAAAGATGAATTAAACACTGTAGTAAAAAGTTATCATTCCCTCACTCGATTAAGAACACTTTCTTTGGAACTGGCATTTGTCAAACCATTACCTAATAATAAAGTAAAAATTCTACGAAGTGAGTACAGCAATCTTTATAACTCTCTTTTTGCTCTTTCATCTACGTTTGATAATGAGACTAAAAACCCCTGAGAAGATAGATTTTAGGTATTTCGTCTCTGACTGCTTCTCACGGCCTGAGTAACGCTATTAGCGTGTTTCTTCAACATTTCATTGAATTTCTTATCATCACCTGCAACGTCTCCCTGAATGATCAAGGGGGCGTTGACGGTGATATCTCCAGCAGTACTACCGCCTTTCTCCTGAGTATCGAGGAACTTAGTCAGCTTCTTGTTAGCTTCTGGCTGTACTACACGCTCACCGGCTTTCAGTACAAAACTTTTGTTATCCATACCTGCTGGCAATTCATCTACACCGCCGTGGAACTGCCCACTTGCAGCCCCCTTCGCAGTACTGATAATGCTCATACCTAACGATAGTACCTGAGCGTAGTTTGCGAGGCTTGCGGGCCAGGGCGTAGCAAGAGCCTGTGCTAATGCTGATTGTATTGAGAGTACTGTCTGAGCAATAGTAATGCCCTTACTCAATGCGAATGCCGCCTGTGCTGCCCCTGAAGATTCACCAAACGCTGCCACCATGCCATCACTTAAGGATTGGGCTGTATCGCTGAAAATAGTCAATTGTTGCTGTGCATTCTGGTTACTGATATCGATAGCCTGAGCATTATACTTTGCCGTAATCTCTGCCTTTCGCTTTTCATAATCTTCATGACCCTTCAGTAATAAATCATTCTGCTGAAGTTCTGCATTCATGGCATCCTGATTATCTTTCAGTAATTGATCGGTATTATCATAACTTAAGGGATTACCACCATTGATACGCTGATTCTGCTGATCTGTCAGGAATGATTTTTGAGTACTGTTCAGTACACCAGAAGAAATTAAGCTATTTGTATCTTTCAAACCCTGATTGGGATCTTGATAACCAACCATTGAATTGATTAAATCATTACGTTGTTTAGTACCAGAAGCATTTGCAGCATCGACATATTCTTTAAGTTGTTTTGGTGATATTCCAAGAACCTGAGCACTGTCCGTAATCGTCTTAAGAAAGGCTTTCTGTTGCCTGTCAAACTGCTGTAGGCGTACTTTGAAGCCCTCTTCCCCGACCTGAGCAAGTGCCGTTTCAAGATTACGCTGTGCCTGTAGCCTTTTTGCATCAGCCTGCTTTTGGTCTTGTTCTGCCTGTTTCCGTAGCTGATCGGCTTTCTTCTGAGCATCCTCACGTTCTTTAGCTTCGTCTTTCCAGCCTCCTTGCGGAGCCGTAACAGTAGCTATGTCACTACGAAAGTTGTTCACGAGTCCTTCAAGATTGGCCTGAGCACTGGCGTACACACTCTGCTTGCCATTATCCATACTGCCAGTTTGCAAGGCTGCACCCTGATAGTTTAAAGCCCCGGCGGTGCGTAGCTTTTCCCATATGTCTAAAAAGTCCTGTAATGACCCCTTCGACGTTTTAATCTTTTCGTTCAGATCTTCAAATAGCCCTGCTTCATGGGGCTTCTGATTGGCTGCATCCAGTACTGCATTCATTGCCCCCACGAGTGGATTCAGACCATCAGCGATAGTACCTTTGATACGGGTAGTCAGCTTATCCAGATTCTTATCGAACTCTGCATAGTTAGCTGCTGCTTCGTTACTCACGGCGGCGTTCTGGCCCTGTATGTACGTCATTGCATCGGCTTCAGTATTGAACTGCTGTAGAGTACTGATCATGTGGCTTGAATCACTTGCCAGTGTCTCCATGACGTTGACGATTTCGGCCTGTGATTTACCTGCATCCCGCATGGCATAAAACGTGTGGATCACGGCCTGCATACCGCCATCTGCTTGTTTAAGGTACTTGTTATACTGCTGTAGGTTTAGCCCGTACTCTTTAAGATCGTCACTAACACCGCCCCCGGCACGGAACGCATCACCAAGTTTATCGAGCGTATCCTTGTTGAAATCCCCAAACTTATCCATTTCAAGGCCAAGACCGCTAAACGCCGCCGATAGCTGCTGAAGCTGCATCACGGACAATCCAGTACTACGACTGATTTCATTCATTTCGCGGACATATTCGCGGCTTGAATTGACCAGTGCAGTAAGACCGCCAATACCAATTGCAGCAGCCCCCGCTAATCCCGTCATTGCCGTACCGAAACCGCCAGCAAGCCCACTAAAACTGCCAGTGAGATCTTCAATTACACCGCCAGCATTTGAACCGAATTCTTCAAGTGATGAGGTGCCTTGTCGCAAGGCACGCTGTAAACCTGACGTATCCCCGTCAATATCAAAACGAATTCTATTATTATTTGCCATTCTTCTTTCCTAATACCTGATTCCTGATAGCGTCACCGATTGATTTAATATCATTGGCCTGAGCTTCTTTTTTCTTCTGTTCTTTCACTTCTGCTTTTTCTTGTGTAGTGAGATCGCTATTGAGAACATCCAGAAAATCAAAATCAGCAACTTTGATACTACGCCGTGCCTCTGGCGTGAGATTCCCATTACTTATCGTGGTGTAATAGCACTGATAAGCATGTTTCAACATCTCAATTTGCGTACCTGTCGGTTCTATATAGACATCGTAAACCATAAGCATATCGAGTACTTCAGGATCTAAATTAAAGTACTCATCTGGTGATAAACCACGTTTATTGACCATTTTACAGAAGTACCGCAGATGGCTATCACTTCTTACTTTTTTTCGACTTCATCCACTGGATTACTGTCACTGACGAGTTGAATGATTGCCTGATAGATTTTGCCCTGCATAACATAATCAATACTGTTAACATTAATACGCCCATCAATATCTTCACCAGAGAAAATAGGATCACCATTTTCATCTTTAACACAAAGAATGAGAGTATTTGCCACATCAGTACAGCTTGCGAAATCGCGACCACTTGGACGGTGGATGTAGAGCGTGAAGCCTTCGATCTCAAATGGTTTTAGCTCAGGTTGTAGTTTCTTTTTTAGTTCCATTAAATTCATCTGTTATCTCCTTATACGAAAAAGGGAAAGTTAATAACCTTCCCTTTATTTATTAAATTATGGAGTTTCAGTAATCAGTCCTGAATCAATAGCAGCACCATCTACAGCAAGCGTGAAGGTCTTAGTTACGACTTCATCCTTGTCACCTCCGATAGTCGTACTCGACACGAAACAGGTGTAGATAACGTAGAATCCTGTTGTTTTAGTGGCATCTTCAAAATAGCCGAGTTTGATCTGACAACGTTTCTGATCATCGGCCAGCTGTTCTAACTTTTGGTGTACTTCATTATCTGGCAAGTAGTTAACTGCAAGACTAATATCAGGGATTGATTTAGTACCTAATAGTTTCCGGTCATACGCGTTATTAAATGTTTTTACAGTAATTACTGTACTTTCAAAGCCTGAAGTCGTGAAGGTATTCACTTCGGGGATTACTTCAAAATCCGTTGCAATAGTACTGCCAGCACTTGTACCTACTTCGACCTGTAGGTTAGCACCAGCAAAAATATCCATAGCCATATTTATATCCTTATAAGAATTGAATTGACGGGATAAATCCATTTATCCCTTTTATATTTATTTATTATCAAGTAGTGATTGTACAAGTACTTTCAATGTTTCAATTTCGGCTGCAAGTTCATCATTCTTTATTTTTAGTGCCTTGATAGCAGCAAGGCCATCTAACATCATGGGTGTTTCATCGAGATGATAGAGATCACCGACTTCTTTAACGTATTGTGGATCAATATTCATAATCTGCTGTGAAACCACACCACGTCTTGGTGTTTGATCCTCATCAGATTTAAAAGTGAAGTTCACAAAATCCATTTGCGATATATTATTGAGTGCAATATTAAGATCTAATTGTTCACCAATATTCTTTGCTCTTTCATCGGAAACTGAAGATGTTGTTATTTGTGCCCACGCTCCCCATGCGGCAACATTCGTTTGTATCCGAGAATAGATACGATTCGACGTATCATAAAAACGTTGTTGATACCATTGATTGGTTGTTCCCATTGCTGAAGTGCCACCGACATTTAAACCCTGAGTTGCCTGTGTAAATAATGAGCCATAGATATTTCCGCTTAATGGACCATTTGACCACGTACCGCCGACAGCTTGCCACCCCTGATTAACAACATTCATATCAGTACCAGTAGCTGCTTGTGATGAGCCAGTAGGTGCAAGCCCGCCATTATATGAGACTTTAACCAGTCCCTGGCTTGGTCGGTCAAACTCGATTGCAACCTGCCCTGTATTACTATTTTGTTGTCTCCAGAATATAGTCGGAGTTAGTGCGTCGTTAACTTCAAATCGAACTTTATAGCCAATAGTTGATGGTGTAAAACTTGTGGATAGAAAGTCAATCGCGGGCCAGGTTTCACGCGTAATAACCAATGAATTGTATATTGATTGAACTGTCGAAAAATTATTTGAACGATCTAATGTTGGCACTTCATGAAACTGCCATAAATCAGTTGGTGTAGCTTGTCCTGCGGCAAAGACTCTGTTTCCGTCCGGTTGTACAAATAATCCTGCATAAGACGGAGAACCATCGAACTGTGCAATGAAACCAGCACCACCGAATGTACCTGGACTACCAACAGTTGAACCAGTGATTCTTGCGAAACCTTTGTATTGTTCAGCATTAGCCATATCGCTGATATGTCTTGGATCTTGCCCTATACCGATTGCTGAAAGCGTTCCTGCTTTCGAATACACATCAAGTGCTGTTTGAGCTTCCAGTTTCGTAGCTGAACCAGTACCACCATTACTGATCGGCACAATGCCAGTAACATTACTCGCTGTACCTGAGACATTACCCTGAATAGTACTTGTGAATGTTTGTACACCGTTCCACGTGTTAGAAGTCGAGAGCAACGGAACAGTACTACCTGATGTACCAATGTTTGTTGTCGCTGCCGTACCAAGCCCTAAAGCTGTACGTGCTGCCGCTACCGTCGTAGCCCCTGTACCGCCACTCGTTAAGGGTAATGCCGTAGATAGGGATAGCGACGATAAAGCTGCCGTACCGCCAGTGATAGCGACTGCGTTAGCATTCTGCGTCGCGAGGCTACCTAACCCGAGATTAGTACGTGATATTGCTATGTTCGCAAGATCCGAAAGGTTCGATGTGATTTTAAGCTGTGCATCATTCGTTACGCTGGATAAGCCAAGATCCCCTTTATCAAGGATGATATTACTGCTTAATGGCTTGCCGTTAACCGTTGTGGTTTTTTGTACATAATTCTCACTAAAAGTATCGACTTCGCCCTTTGAATAAACATCCAGATTGTTACGGGCTTCTTCAATATCAGTTAGATCAGAAAGGTTATTACCGATCGCCAATTGTGCATCGTCAGTAACGGAGCCAAGACCAACATCATCTTTCGAAAGTACTACATCATCACTGAGTACATGCCCGTTGATCGTTCTGCTATCCGGTACACTGCCTGTGTCTGAACTCGTCAGTACCACATCATCAGAAAGTACATGGCCATTAACGGTACGTTCTACAGGAACAGCACCAACATCACCCGGAGTCAGAACAATGTCAGTACTCAGTTGCTTGCCGTTTACCGTTCGAGTGAGAGAAACATAGCGTGCGTCCATCTGTGTAGCGGTATAGATACGAGTCCACGCTGTAGTGGCATTCTTCGCATAGATACTTAGCGTTCCCGATTTCGTCATTGCAAGGGAACTGACAGACGAGCCATCAACAAGACCCATGCCCATCATGTCGGCCCCGGCAGGATTGCCCGCCTGTGTAGACGGTACTTTGATAAAACTGTTCCCTGTAGGGATAGCCGGTGCGTACTGAGGAACATCTGTTGTGTTTGAACCTACACCATAATCTCCCTGATAGACCGGAAGTAACGCCGTAATCGCCTGACTACGGGCAACAACATCAGTTGGGGTAAATTCATAGGTTTTGGTTACTACGCTATCCTTATCCCCGGAGAGTTGTGTACTGGTAATCGCCCCGTTCACCATTGCATAAGTTAACTGGCTGCCCTCTTCCTGATAGGCAATGGTTAGCTGGAACACATCCTGATTTTCTGCTGCTTCATCCAGAAATTGATGTGTAGAATCATCGGGGAGGTAATTAACAACAATATCAAGTGGATTAGCGGATTTCTCTGCAAGTAATTTACTGTTATATGTGCTGTTGTAGGTGTCGTACTGATTCACCTCTGATTCAATCTCCAGTACTGGAAATTCTGCCACTTCATTAATCTGGACGTTGCCAATTCCCTGTGGTGATCTGTTCCCCGTATCGGTGTTATATGATAATGAAAGTCCATTACCTGTAAAAATATCTGCCATTTTAAATCCTTTTAGTTATCTTGTTTTCTCCGTAACTTGAATATTTATCGTGAATGACAGACTTACAGAGCCAGATACGGGATCTGTTACTATGTCGCTTTGTTCATATGAATAAGAAAGAATAATCAATCCAGCATCTTTAAATGACTGTGACTTTTGCTCATCAAAGGTACTGATAATCTGGTCATAAGTAATTGAAGGAGCCGTATTAGTACTCACTGGCTTTGGACTAACAAGGTACTGAATAGCAAATGATGCCGATTGTCTTTGATTGCCAAAATTAATACTACTCAATGAATAATCGAATGCAATTTGTGTAAACACATCCTTATCACGAGAAGCCGTCAGGTTCTTTGAAGCATTAATCAGTTGCTTCATTGTTTGCCGTACTTTACTTACTAATTCCATTAGTAATCCTCCGCAAATGATTGCCCTGATTGCGTTCGGTAAAACACATTCACCATCCCGGAGTGATCATCTTCAATGTTATAGACAACCTGATTAATGCCATCAATTATCAGTACTGAATTAAGTGCCACGTTAGCAGTAACTAAATCCTCTTTTTTCATACTTACATATGTTTCTGTGCTTTCGATAAATCCACCACCACTATCAATAGAAACGGGAAGTACTTCTACAATGCCAGTAAAAGTACTTCCCGTAGAAGTCTGGATTATTTGACCAAAAGCATTCAGAAACGCATTACATTGCGATTCTTTAAACGCTCTCATAATTAATCCTTATTATGCCTTGATAGTTAGCTGTACGAATGCATCAGCATGGGCAATTGCTACATCTGTAAAATCCCAAACGCGGTATACAATTGTTGCAGAAGAACGATAAGTAGTATCGTCAAAATCAACTTCCTGACCTTCCCAATTAGCGATAATGACATTATCAAACTGACCAATCAAAATAGTATCGTCTTCAATAAATTCAGAAACGACTACCTGTACTTCGTCATTTAGCCACATTGCATCTGCACGGAATCCCTCAACCATTGCTACAGCAGCAGTATTATCGAGTACCTTAGTCTGACGCATTTTGGATAGCATTTTACTGTTCATCACAGCCTTGCAACGACGAACGTCAACATTAGCAGAACCCAATTGAGCTACAGCACCCTGTACATCAGCCTGGGTTAATACACCAGCATCAGCAGATTCAACAACTGGAGCAGCCGCAGCAATCTTATCGAATACGGATTGTTCAAGACCCTGAGCGGCATAGCGGAGTAACTCTGCCTGTACGAATGTCTCAATGTTTGGAGCCGTTAGGATCGCCGTCTTACTGACAGGGATAGCACCAGCAAATGTTTTTGGTGTAAGTACGACTTTTGAGAAGGAAGCGATAGAATCGACAACGGTTTCACCTTCTGCATAGAATTTGAATACTGGTGCGACACCATCAGCTTTAGGGATCGCAAGATTGCCACGACCAGCAAGGCCACTGTACACAGTCGGGTTAAGTTCACCGAGTGAGGATAGTTTTAGTAGTTCTGGAATGTACTGATCCTGTAGATCTTCGACGACCAGACCCGTAGCAGTACTGGTATTGGTTGAAGGTACTACGGCACGTACAAAACCATTTAGGCCACGTTCATATGCTTCAAGTGCTGATTTATCACCAGTTTTGATAGCACGCACCATATCCTTAATTAGATTTTTTTCCATTGTTTTGATTTCCTTATCATGAACAGGATTTTTGTTATCATTTAAATGACGTTTAAATTCGGAGACGGTAATTCCTTTACCAATGGCTTCCGACACATCAATATTTAGTACTTTACCGATGGAAGTTAATTCGCGTTGGCGTTCTAATTCTGCTTCGGTTAATTCATTACTATTTACTGTTTCTTCTACAGTTGTGAGTTTATTTAGTAGTTCTGGACGATTAGCGATAATGGCTAACAGTTCTTCATCACTGTGTTCTTTTGGTGTTTCAACTTCAATTTCCTGAGTAATTTCCGTCTCAACAGATTTGTTCTGTTCTTCCATGAGTTCTTCCTTTTGAATTGTTTCACTGGTTGTATTTAGTGATTCAGGTTCAATAGGCTTTTCATTTGTTTCGAGAGAACGACCAATTCCCGCATTGGTATCAGCAGGTACAGTAACTAAACTGATTTCATAGATTTCAAATTGCGTAACATAGATGTTATTAGCCTCAATTCGATAATCATTAATGTTGTAGCCAATACTGATATGCTGGAGGATTCCTTCCTGGATCATTTCCCACATATCACTCGCTGTAGTACTAATCTTTAAAGTCGCTCTGCCTACCCGGTCTGTATCCATTTGAGCCGAAACAACAGCACCAATAAGATCATCACGATTATGGTTATAAAGTACTGCACCATTGTTATTCAGGCGGCGTAGGTCTGCGTTTTCTGAGCCACACAAAAGAATTTCGTTATAGACTTCGCCATTGATTTCACGTTCTACTGGCATTTCTGAGCAAAAGGCGACATCGATAGTTCGCGATTCTGTATTAATCGCCTGTAGGGGTATCGTTAGCTCCCTCTTCTTGTTCCTTATTTCCATTCTGGTTAACTTCCTTGTTAATATTCTCTTCTTTTTCTTTAGCTATCTCCGCTAATACCTTCACTGGATCACCGCCCAGTTCTGCGATAACTTGTGTTTTGGATTTAAGACCTGCATCGAGTTGCATGACTTCAGCCTGAATATCCTTCACTGGATCAAGACTGATTGGTTTCTGAGAAATAAAACGAGCACAAATAAGATCATCAAAATCTGAGAAACTAAGATTTAATGTATTATTGTGTAGCATTTCATTTTTCAGCCATGCGGCATAAATTGGCTTCAGTACTTTACTGATGAGTACATTTGTTCTGGTACGGAATGTCGTAACCTGGAGTTTTTCTGTAAGTCGTGCTGCACTGAATGATGCATTAGAGGTATCAGATAATAGTGCTTGTTTAGTAACGTTAAGACCCATACTGATTTGGTTCATCAATTCGTTCGTAAAAACATCAATTCCATCGACACCATTTGTTGGCGTAATCGTTTTAATATCCTGACCTTCACCAAGTTCACCGATAAATCCCGCTTCAAAGTACTCTGTATATACAGGAGTGACTTCCTCACGATTGTCATCAATGAGATCTACTTGAGTGGTATCACTGTTGTTCGTGATAAATGCCATACTCGAAGCACTCACACGTTTTGCCGTTAATGCCGCTTCAGTGAAGTTCTGTAAGTCGGTCATTAATTTACTGGTAGCAACCATATCGGGAATGCCCCGTTCCTGCCCCTGTATATCGGCAATGAAGTAATGACAAATTTCATTTGCGGGAATAACTTCGTAATCAGTTGTATTGAACTGATAGTTAACAGGATTGAAAGTACAGAAATAGTAATTCACCGGACGATGGTACTTATCGAACTCAATACCGTTACTAATATAGTTACCATTAGACATGAACTGATTATTAAGCTGTGTTAATCGTGCAGCATCGATAATTTCAATTTGAATCTGTCCATTATTTGTATGGATTCGAATAAAACATTCCCCATCCTGTACCCGAATCTTCTCGACCGTCTGCTGGAATAAGTCGAAACTCAATGCTCCATCAATGCTAAAGCGGTCTGGATTGTATGCCCATCGGTCAAACAGTTTTTCTAACTGCTGGTTAATCTCGTTAAGTACTGCATCATCTTGTTCAAGTTCTACGGCGGGTTTTACATATACCCCATCACTGCCCACTACCCCATCTACCGAAAGGTTCATATACTTACGACCTATCGGATTTTTCAAAATTGCATCACGACTAAAAGCACGGAATGTAGGCAACGCTTTCATCAACAGAAAGTTAATATTACCTCCCGTATTTGCATTGAACCCAAAATTCATTACTGACGTATTACGTGCTGCCTGAATATCTTTCTTCAATGTACTTGATTGTGCATTACGCTGACGTAGTTTCTTTGGTACTGGCTGTGGTTGTTTCTCTTCTTTCTTCTTCCAGAACATTATCGAGTACTCCATGTATTAGGTTTAAACACGGTAATACTCTTGATTGGTTTTCCGTTTCCTGAGACGTTAATTCCATTCATCTTCGCCCATAAAGCGTTTGCACGTTTCACATAACGTTCACGCATAGATTCAAGAGAGCTAAGAGATTCACTTACTAATGTTTTATTATTAATTGTTATGCTGTAATTCGCACCACCAGAAATCTTTACTGCAATAACCTGATCAATTTCATCAATCATCCCTTTCAGTTTTGCGTATTCATTAGTATGCATAACAGGGTTGATTACTTCGGAGGTAAAGGTACTCACACTGTTATTAGTAATTTGAGTACAGAATAGTGTTTCACTTGCTGTATCAATTTCTAACGTTAGAGTAAATTCCCTTGAAGTATCAGACTGTAGATTATCGAATGAAATACTTTGACCGGATGAAGTAAAACTTACTACAAGTATTGTTCTGGCGGGTAATGTTACAGCCAGATCATATGGGTTGCTGACCATATAGATCTTTTCTGATAATAGTGCCATTTAATATCCTTATCATTTGCCGAACCAATTACTCCCCATGCCACTACGCCTGCGTTTTGCTGGTTTTGTCGTTGTGGGTGTTGGTTCTTCATTTTTATTTATAGCTTCCTTGCTATATTTAGTATTTTCGTTCGCCTTAGCTTTATGTTCGCGTAATTTTCTGAAAGGTTGAGTACCTAATTTACTTTGTGCATAAACTACTGCGATCATTCCATAGACCAGACAATCAAGGGCTTCATTACGTTTCTGCCCTTTCTTTAATCGCCATACTAATTTGCCACCAGTGGGTTTTAATTCTTCGGCAGATAGTTGTTCAAAGTAATCAGAAGGGAGAGTACTGCTAAAGCGTAACTGCACAGGGGCTTGATCCCCCTGTTCTGTTAGCATGAGATTGAGTAGCTTACGTATCGCATTCTTCTGCTCATGTACGTTTAGGATCTGTAGCTTGTACCCGGCCTGTGTGGATTGCTTGAACAAATCGCCAGTAGTGGAACTACTACCCTTAATGGGATGGTATTTAGCCCAACGAGCTGTGAACTTCTTAACCGTATCAGTAGCGTTACCGTTCGAACTATCCACGAATACCGCCAGTGTCGGAACTATGCGGCATGATACAGTACTGAAATCCTGCCTACAGAATTGATCTAACTCTTTCCATGCCGGGCTTTCAATCTTCGTACAATCGTGGCCGTAGAAGAACTCATGACCAAGTACATAAATGTTCTTCTCATCGAAGCCGAGTACCGTAGCCTCGAGACGATCTAATTGCTGGTCTACGGCTATCGTAACGCCTAAAGTACTTTCAGGAATGGTATGAAGGTTAAATTCATCTTCACGCAACGATTCAAGTTGAAGAATGTCTAATTCTTTCTTATATTCATCCTCATAAGGTAATCCCAATTCGTTATTATAGAACGTCTGTAAATTGAAGTTATAAAGAGCATCGGCATATTTACTGACCATTTCAGTAATTGTATTTAATGGTGAATACATACGGCTGATTTGATAACCCACTACCCCCGGCTCACCATCTGAACTGGTGGCAATCCATCGACCTTTATCGATCATCTGATGGCGTGTATGCTCATCTACCTCTCCCTGACAATGTGGGCAAATTAAACGAGTTGTAGTACTGTCAGGTATTGCCCTACCGTTCTCTAATGTTTTAAATGTGAAAGCAACCTGCTCCCATTCAAATGTATATTCATGACCGCAAAAATGAGTAACAAAGTACCGACGTTTATCACTGAGATTATATTCAGCATTAATCAGATCATCTTTATATAGTGGAGTACTTGATACCACTACAAGAGAATCATCACCAAAGGTACTGGTACGTGCTTCGGCTAATTTTATTGGATTACCTTCATCCGTAATCTCACAATTACTAACTTCGTCAAAGTAACACCATACGGCAAGTAATCCCGCGTAGATTACCCGGCGTGTTTAAATTCAGCCAATATATAAAAGTACCGTTAACTAATTGCGTCTGTTTCGCATTGTTTGCTGCATTCTTATCATTTTTATCTGTGACTAAAGGCTTGAGTACCTCACTGGTTTCAATTGCAGGAAGAAATTTACCATCTTTAAACTTTTTCACTTCGGATTCAGAACTGCTACCAAATGCGAAGTTACAGGGATCATTCGCCATCGCACCAAATGCAATTGATTGCAGGACGGTAGTTTTCAAAAGTTGGCTGCATGACTGAAGTACAATCTTCTTAGTACTTCTCAGTTGGGCAATATCCATTGGTTCTTTTTGAAAACTAAATGGAATCCAGTCAAGCCCCATATTCGGGCCATCAACAAATTTCACTACGCCTTTACTAATCCATTCACTCGTATTCTGGATTTTCGGCGGTTGTATTGTCGGTAGTACTTTCTGTAATATCCTCGTAAGTTTTATTTTGTTCGTTTCCATATTCTAATATTTCTTCATCCGTGGGTAGTTCAAATTCCATTGAACCTAATTGATATAATGTTTTATCTATCTCCGTTTTCAATAAATCACGCAGATCTTTTGCATCTGTTTGTGCAAATAGTTCAAGGTATGCTTTAGAAGGGATTTCCCTCATTGCCGTTTTTACCTGAAAGAGATACTCAGTCAGTACTTGTTCAATATATGCAGTACTGATTACTTCACCATTCTTTTCGTCAAGTTCAAGTTCGGCTAATGCCGCTTCTGCTTTTAACTTCTTTAATCTTTCTTGTTCTATCTGTTCTTTCGTATCAGTATTACGTAATGGAGCAAGGACATTCTCACGTATCCATTCGTAAATTTCAGGTTCTGTTTTAGTACAGTCTAATCCCCTGTTCACCCAATCGCGGCTAATAACGGAAACGTCATAACCATAGCGGCGTGATAACTCGCTATACGAAATTGACAGGTTGATTTTATTTGTTCTTGTCTTAGGCATAAAAAAGTCCTCCTGACTTATTTATCAGGAGGACTATGTTTTGTGTACATCTAAAATGTCACATACGATTCAAAGCATCCGATGCCGAAAACTCGCATTGACAATCAGGCTGACGGAGTACCTTAATTATTAGCTTCACTTAATTAACTTGATTAAAATTACTTACTTTTCATTTTACATTATCATTATTGCAATGTAATATCGAAAGCACATACACATTGCCGTCACAAAGGAATATCCAAATTGGTAAAAAATGTCTACTTCGACGAATCAGGGTTTACAGGTAATAACTTACTTTCTAAAGACCAGCCTTTTTTTAGTTATGCAGCAGTCATAACTGATGAAGAAGAAAGTAAACAGTTTGTAGATTACATAATACAAAAGTACTCGATTGCAGCCGGAGAGCTAAAAGGTAGCACTCTCGTTAATAGCAAGAGACTTCAACCAGCCGTAGATGAGATACTTAATCATTTCCGTGGTCGTATGCGTGTGGTTGTTAACGAAAAGAAATATGCCCTTTCAGGGAAATTCTTTGAATATATTTTCGAGCCAGTATTAGCTGCTAAAAGCTCAATATTTTACAACCTTAAATTTCACCTATTTATCTCTAATATAATGTATTTTTCTTTAATAGCTAAGGATGAGTATTCTGAACTATTGCATTCTCGATTTGAAGATTTTTCACGAGGTAAAATATTGGTTAATAGTTTTATCGAACCAGTTATTGGTACTAAAAACTCTGAAATTATGATGGACATTCATGATTTCGCCAAACATAACATTTCAATAATTGAAGAGGAATATGAAGGTCTTGAGGGAACTGGGTTTGATAAGTGGTTGTTAGATTTGACAACTACTTCTCTTTATAATCTCTTATGCGATATGAGTAGTAGGTTTGGTACATTGAGGGCTATATGTGACAGTTCAAAACCATTAATCACCCATCAGGAATCATTCAATGAGATGATAGGTAATGATGAAATTGTGTTCGAGACCTACAATAATAAAAAAGTCCCGATCACATTCAAACTCTCTGAGCCGATAATCCTTTCTGATTCTAAAGTCACGCATGGTATTCAAATTGCTGATGTGATAGCTGCGGCCAGCATTTATGTGCTTAATAAGAAAAAATCCAAAGAAAGATATCACGCAAAATGGCTAACTCATTTCGAAGATGAGATTTTTTATTGGCAATGTTGTGTTGTTCCCACACCAGAAAACCTTGACCCTAAAAATGTCAACAGCTATTTGAATAGATATATATTGCAAGAAATTGCTGAACGAAGCAGAAAATCAATACCTGTTTTAGATGATATTGAAAAGGATATCATACGAATTTCCAGAACATTAGCAATGGTGCGTTGAAGTATATATCCTCATGCTGTGTTATTATCACCAGCGGCATGAGTATATCATATGCAATTATTTTATCATGCCACATACACTCAATCACTTAATAATTTAACTTTGATGATTTTTATTATCTATATTATTATATTTTTGAATTCTTTCCTCGCGTATTAGACATGTCGTACTGCCATTGTCCATCTGGTAGATTGGATTGTAGATGCGACCGCAATCACTCTGAAACTGAGGCCGATAATACTTCACCCCGTTACGTGTGCCAGCGTCAAACAGTACGACTACAGCCTTGTTATCAACATTGCCGACTAAGGCGTTATCCATGAATGAGTGATGTACACTACTACAACCTGTGAGCAGTGCTACCAACATGACGATGAGTATTTTCAT